ACCATAAGCCACGGCTTTCACCAGGGCCTCGAAGTCTGTCACGTTGGCCTGCAGCGGTACCTGCTCCACGGTGTGGCTCGCCACTGGCTTTGTGGCCTGGGTTACGGGTGCTGCCGTTTGGACCGGTGCCGCGCGGAAAGGCTCCGGTGTCGCCACTTTCTCCACGACTGGCTCTGGCTTGATTGCGGCCAGGTGTTGGGCTTCCCGCTCTTCGGCGATGCGCTTCGCCTCGGTCTTTTCCCGCTCCGCCTTCTGGTGTTCGGAGATGCGGAATTTGATCAGCGTTACCAGGTCATCATTGGCCTTGGTCACCAGTTGCTGCACATCGTTGAACAGGAAGGCGTGATCGACGGCGAGCTCCGCCAGACTGGTCAGGTTCAAGCGAATGCCATCGGCGGCCTGACTTGCATCGATCTTCGCCCGTGCCAGTTCGGTATCAACTGCATCCTGGAGGCTGGCGATGGTGCGCTTGTTCTTCATGGCGCCGGCGAAGTCCGAAGCAACAGCTGGCAGCGTGACTTTGCCAAGGGTCTTGTTGATTGCGGCGATGTGATCTGCCAGCGCCAGTTCGGCCTTTTGCTTGATGCTGGTCTTCACCAGCAGCTCTTGAGCCTTCACCAGCTTGTCAACCTTCAGGCGAGTCTCGCGGGCATGGGCGCTGATGCGATCCAGCGATGAAAACAGTTCGTCGATGCTTTGGGTCTGCGACAGGGCCTGCTTCTTGGCTGCCGCGACGGCCTCTTCAACATCGCCGCACCACTTGACTGCCTTCTTCGCGTCGGCGAAGTCCTGGTCGGTGGAGAGCGTGGTTTTTACCGAGTCGATAACTGCCAGGGCTGAATCTTCAAACACCTTCAGGTTGCTGGCAGTGACCATGCCGGTCAGCTCGATACGTAACGCTGGCAGCTCGTCCGGCGCCTTGCCGACGACGATTGAAGGCGCGTCGGCCATCTCGAAGTTGGCCAGGTCTGCCTCGAACTGTTTCCAGCCCTCGATCAACTGGGCCGCGCGCCCGGCGACGGGCCGGTACTCCATGTGCACGAAGTTCTCCGGCGTGCCATCTGAGCAAACAAAGATGACCCGCTCAGCGCCGCTGACCAGAAGTTGCTGCTCAAGCTGCCAGTAGTAGTGCGGAGCCAGGTCGCCGGCTTTCACCTGGGCCACGACCGACTCATTCCACAGTTTGTGCTCGAACAGTGTCTCTCCGAGCATCGTGGCGCCGTCCATGGAGGCCAGCAGGTTGCCCTCGGTCGCAACGATCGGATACAGCTCTTCGCCGATCAACGCCTCAGTCAGCGGGCGGGCCAGGGCTTCAGTGGCGTGGCCTTTGTCGAAGATGAACTGCTGAGACGGCGTGACATCGGGCGTGATGCCGGTCTTCTTGGCCGCCAGCAGATCGCTCCGGGTTTGGTACTTCGAGGCTCCCATCATCGCCGGTGCCTCGGAGGCGGTGCGGTACTGGGCGCGAAGGGCAAGCCACTCGGCGGAGCCTTGAGCTACGTTGTGAATTTTCATGCTGCATCTCCGTCGAGGGCTTTGAGGTTGGTGATGGTTTCGATCTGGTCATCGCGCAATGAGTACTTGCTGATGACGTTGGAAATGATGTGTTCCGGACTAGTGCGACCGGCGTCGATCAGCGGCTGCCACTTTTCGATGTTTTCTGCCAGCAGTTCGTCGGGATAGGCAGGCTTGGCGTCCGGCTCTGGTGGTGCCTGCCGCGCCGGTGAGACGTCTTTGGCGGCTTCCTCGAATGTCTTGCCTTCCATCTCGTCTGCCGTTGGGGCGGATCCGACTTCGGGGAATGCCTTGCGCAGGGCCTGTGCCTCAGCGCACTTTGCGAGCTGAGCAAATGCTCGACGCTTCCACATGGCGTTGGGCGCCGTGGTGTCCTTGCTCGACGTCGCGTAGTTTTCGAGCCAGCGTTCATTGGCCGTGTATTCGGCAACCAGGCCGTTGCTCATCTGCCGCTTGACCGTCACGCGGCACCATTCGGGATAGGTGACTTCTACGCCGCTCAACTTCGCCGTTACTGGAGGGCCATATTCAGGCTCGCTGATTCCGGCGTATTGGCCGGTGCGCGCCGCCTGGATGCGGTACAGGCCGATACCTGGCATCACCGTGTCCTGCATCTTTTTCGTCTTCGAGTTCCAGATTGGAACGATGTGCACCGGCTTCAACATCGGGTCCAGGTGCGCGGCCTGGCAGTAGGCCAACACCATCACGACGGAGTTCTTTTCTGCGCCAGGGTAGAGGCTGCTACTCAGCACTTCGACGAGTGCGGCCTCCGACATCGCAGGCGTGTTGTCGTCCTGCTTCATGACTGCGGACATGGGGAATCCTTGCCGCGATGCTCGCAGCGATTGAAGGCTTTGGTTATTGAGCGAGGTGATCGGCGAGGGTGCTGATCAGCATTGCGAAGGTGCAGAGGGCGACGGCAGGGAAGGAGCTACGCCAGTAGAGAAGGGCCATCACGACTCTTCCAGCGACAGCAGCCTTTCACCCAGGATGATCTTAGCGTTGGCTTGCTCTTTCTTGATGCCAGTGGCCTGGGCCACCTCAGAAAGCGATAGACCTTCCCGTCGCAGCTTGGCGCAACGGATCGCCAGATGCTGGCCACGCTTATGCGCGCCGGCGCCGCTCATTGCCGTTGATCCAGTTGGGAGACCCGATAGCGCAGGACCTGCAGCACGCGCCCGCGGTAACCAGGTTCCGCGTACTGCTCAACTGGCGGCCCGAAGAAGCCACGGCGCTCGGCCAGGCTGTAGGCCTCGCGCAGATTGTGGGCGGTGATGTCTTCCAACTGCTCGTCGATGAGCGATTTGACTGGAGAAGTGGTCATGCTGTCTCCTTGCGCCGCTGACAGGCTTCCATCAGGCGCTTGCAGTAATGGTTGAATTCGTCGGTGGTGATCGCGCCGTCTGTGTAGAGTCGCGTGATCAGGCTTTGCACCAGGACGTCGATGTCTGCCTGGCTGCTTGGGTCAGCAGCACCTTCCAAAGCCTGATCAATGAGGATGTGAGGGCTCATAGATCAGCATCCACATCGTCTTCCTGCTCTTCGTGCTCAGCTGCCACCGCATCGGCGGCGTACGGCTTGAGCAACTCCATGGCGATCTTCTCGGCAGCCTCTATTGGGCGCTGATGACCGATCAGATCGGCCGCATCGCTGTGGCAATTACTCTGGCTGCCGAGGATCGCCGACAGGAACAGGCGGGCAAAGGAGTCGCGCTCGTCTAGGCCGTCGATCTGGCGCTGGTTCAGGATGCCTTGCAGGTAGGTGCAGAATTGGTCATAGGTCACCGCCTGCTGCTCGCCGTAGCGGCGCTTCCACTTGATGTCCATGCCGCACACCAGTTGCTCGGCCGAGTGCTCAAGCCACTCCTGTTCGGTGCCGGCCTCGCTCACCTCTGGAGGTAACTGAGCGTCGTAACGCTCTTGGCATATATTCAACGCTGCGTTCATGGTTGCCTCCGGAGTGGCGCTTTGTTCACCTGTATTCGTCAACACTCATGCCTCCCGCTGGTTGCCGATGGGCGCGGGTGTGAGTTTTTTGGGTATTGGACTTGTAGGAGAAATGCTGGTGAGCCGCGCCTGTTGGCCGCGGCTCTGTTACTCAGGGGTGTGATCGAGCCGTTATCGACACATTCAGCCGAGGGGAATCAGCCAGTCAGCTCATTGTTGATAGCTAACCTTGCCTTGTAGCGCTTCTGGAATGAACTGCTTGTTGAACGACCAACTGATCACCTGGCCACTGGCAGTCAGCGCGATAAAGCTGTCAAACGAGCTATAGACGGCTTGTACATCAACCAGCAGATGCCGAACTGTTTGCCAGCTACTCACCATGGCAGGATGACCAAACACCGTTACCGTGCCGTCTTTTTTTAGCGCTGCAATGCTGTCATGAGAGCCAGTGATAGCCACCACATCGGTCAAGTCACTGGGTACCTTGCTGTTGTTGGTTACACCCCAGGTCACTACAGTGCCGTTACGGCGCAGGGCAGCAAAGCCAGGCCCACCCAGTGCCTGAACATCAAGGATGTCTCTCAGTCGTGCAATTTCATAGGGGACAACGGTCCAGGGTCGGTCTTGCGGTAACGTGTTTTTTCCGTAATCCCCCCAGCCGACCACCTGACCATTAGCGCGTAATGCGGCTGCACCTGTTGAGGCGGTAGCGACATGGATAATATCGGTCAGCTTGGAAATCGCAGGAGGAAGGTCACCTACACCAAAGCTGTTTGTACCATCCCCCCACGCAACTAGTTGCCCATTACGACGTTGTGCAATATAGCTGTGTGTCGCGGACCATAGTTTGACGATATCGGTTAATGCAGCAATGTCCTGTGGAACTTCGCTGCCATAATTAATGATAGATTTCGGACGCCCCCAAGCCATCACTTGTCCTCCAGAGCGGAGTACTGCAACTGAAAAGCCATTGTGCTGGATTGCTATAATGTCATTTAGCTCGGCTATCTCGGTAGGCGGAGGGCCTACATTAGTTTTCTCATTGTGCTGCCAGTAGATCAAACTACCATTGCCTCTTAGGATAATCGATTCGCAGTAGCCAGAAGTGACGTCTATAACATCATTAAGTGCTGCTATATTTTCAGGAAGTTCGACTTCGCTGAGAATTTGCCCCTGCTTGTTAATGAGTGCGGGACAACTGGAAAAGTTTCCGACCGTATGGATATCGTGATTGCGTTCGGGTTGGCTGTACGATACTTCTTGGTCATTAGAGTCGAAGTCGCATGCACTACCATCATTCATGACGGCAGTGAAGCTATTTGGGCGGCCGGTTGAAATGTTACTGCCTCGTAAACGGACAGCAGGCTTTAGTGTCAGCAAAGATTTGAAAGGTTTAGTATCGCGAAACGAGCTTGAGTGAACGCCAGTGCTGTCACCTTCATAAATCCAAAAGACCGTTACAGGAGTTTTTGTTGTGGAGTCCAATGCCACTAAATTTCTCTCAGCTGAGAGCGAGATGTAACCATTTTTAAAGTTTGGTTGGCTGCGTGCCCCCATTATTTTTATATCCTGGTCTGGATAGATGTTGATATTTTCCATGATGTAAATCTCCATATTTTATAGATTGGTTACTATTCTGTCGTAATCAGTTTTTTGTTGTGAGGTTTAAAAGTAGGGTTGAATCAGGATCTGATCCCTGCATTGACGGAGTGCTGTCATGTGCAATGTGTCAGTCTGAGCATTCATCTGTTTTGTTGCTGTGATGCGGGGGGCCGCTTTCGCGGTGTGTTCTCGTCCGTATCGGAAGTCACTGAAAGACCAAGGAAGCCCATCTGCCCTTATCAACATCGTTGCGCGGGATTGGGCATCCTGTTCACTGATGCTCAGTGACTTCCGATGCGTCCTGGTGCTGGGGAGGCCCAGGTGCTCGGGCAGTTAACGACAGGCTGTCGTGAAGAGTGCAGAGTCGGCGCGCAATTGAATTGCTATGCGACCCGATCAGCAGCTGCGATTGCTCGCTGCAACCCCAGCACTAACTCGGTTGGCAGGTTGAGCGTGGGCCCTGAACTCTCCAGGCATCCATCCGGCAGCGCTTTCATCAGCTCTTGCGCTGCAGTGCGTACCGCTTCGAGCCGTTGACGAGGTGTTGTAGGTCCGCGCATTGATCCGGCAGTCACTTTTGACTTGCCTGTGGCCTTCGCCTTTTGCAGCTCGCCGCCGAGTACCTTGCCCGCATCCTCGCCGTGCTGACGCACAACCTGAACTGCCGTAGTCGCCGAGACCTGGCCTGACGCAACCAGCTGCTGAACATCTGTATTGGCGTTGCCTAAGGTCATCACCTGTTCAACGTGTTGTCGGGTCTTACCGATCTTCTTGGCAATCTGGTCTGACGCCCATCCAAATGCGGTGAGTCGCTTGTAGCCGTCGGCCAGCTCCAGAGGAGAGAGCTTCTTTCCCTCTTGGCTGGTGATGACGCGGGCCACACGTTCTGCATCGTTGCCCTCGAAAGGGACAATGGGAATCCATGCTTCCAGGCGCTCAGGATCGTCCTTGCTCGGTACTCTCGGTAACCGGCCGGCCTGATCTAGTTTGAGGTAGGCGCGACGGCGACGGTGGCCGTCGACAACCCACATACCGCCATCAGCGCGAGGCCGAACTTCCAGTGCAGGAATCTGGCCGCCGGCGAAGATGAAATCCGCCAGGGCATCGATGCTCTCTTCCAGCTCGTCGCCTTCAGCGCGAAGGTTGAAGCCAGGTTCCTCATGGAGATCTTCCAGGCGCGCCTTCATCGCATCGGCGCGCTTCAGATCGCCGTCCTTGATCATTTGTTTGAATGACTTGGCCATGCAATTAATTTCCGAGTGGTTGTCATCCCAAGCAGCCCTCGCGAGAAGGCTGCTCAGTGATGCTTTCCGCCGTGACTCGACTTATCGGATCGTCTCGACACCCATCTTCAAATCCCGGTCTACCAAGTCGGCAATCTTGAACGTATCGTCTATCGAGTAGTGCGGGCTGCAATCTGAGCAATGCCCGGCCACTTCAATCTCAGCTATCAGCTGCATCAGTGACTGGTCACGCAAGCATGCTGGGCACTGGACCGCCTCGTCGGCTTTCGCCTTGACCAGTCCGATGCAGCACTTCGCCGCGTCTTCCTTTTCGCTATGGAAATCGGCGCATACATCGCATGACCAGCCCTCATCGACTGCTGGCTGACAGCAGCTTTCCGCCTCGTGATAGAACTCGTGGACCTCGTAACACGATCCACATTGGTAAGCTTTTGTGGGCATATCCTCGCCCTCCGGGCGGTTGATTTCCCTGATACCCCTCGCGAGAAGGGTATCGAGGAAATCTGTCTCGCTACGCATATCTGGATCATTCGCCAGTTCGGTATCCCTCGATCCGCCGCAGGTTCTCCCTGCGTTTCCTTCCAGCACCCAAGTCACTCCCTAGGCGGTAGGTCAGATCAGATCGCCGGTCCCCAGTAGAGGCGTAGCGGATTAATAGTTAGTTTTTGACAGAGCCTTTGCGTCAGCCCTCCCTGTCCTTGCCGGACAGGCGGCCCCGCTGTTATTTCCGCAGCGGGATCGTGTTCTGAATTTTTAAAGAGCGGCGGGCTGTGAGGCCCTGGCGAGTCCCTGTTGGGTGACTCGATGGATGTAAATTTATCCCTGCGATAAATTCATGTCAATATCAATTTGATAAATTTATCTCGATATTTGTTTATCTGCCGTTTATCAAGGCTTTCACCAGGCGAAAAAAAGCCCGCACTTGGCGGGCTGTCGGATCGCCATCAGTCCTATACAATCGGCGCCGGCTGAACCTCGGCCAGGCCAATGAAGGCGCGATGGAGTGATGGCATGAAGATGGGGAAGGTGGCGGGAGTCACAACGCTTGCTGCAATACTGGCAATGAACGGGTGCGCCAGCATTGTGAGCAGCAGTAAGCCAAAGGTGAATATCTATGCCTTGCCGCAGGTGACGACCTATACGATCAAGGATTCGGCGGGTAAAGTTTTGCTTACCGGGCAAACGCCTGGGGCGGCGCTACTGGAGACTAGTCGTGGCTACTTCAAGCGCCAGAGCTATTCAATCACGTTCAGTGCTGACGGCTACAGCGACAGCACGCAAGTGCTTAGGCCGACGATCAGCGGATGGTTGAATCGCCCCGGGCTTCGTAGACACCTCCATGCCTTAAAATGAGGCCAATCAGGAGGTGCCATGAGCAACCCGCGT